CAATGGATAGTAATAAGTTCGGCTGTCACTATATCTTCTATCTGTGCCGAAAACTGCATAAGGCTCAACTGCTGCATCAGCAACGGATGTTCCATCTAATAATAATTTTGTTTTAACAAATTGAGAATTTGTATTATTTTCTAATGTTAAAAAAGTTGGAACACACTTAGCTAGATTTTCACAATTGGTAGATAAAAGCAAAATAGATTTTTGTATTGTATCTTATCCTGTGGTCTTTGATGCAGATAAAGATTGGGGAGAAGGGTATAGACCAGACAAAGTACATTTGTTAAGTATTATCTTTACGCCTGATGGATCTGTGGGAAGAGCTTTCTCTTCTAGAAGAGACTTAACTCAAGATGAGATAGATTGTGACCACGAGCATAAGCCTGTGCAAATTCAATATGAATTACCAGGCAGAGACAAAATGGTTATTACTTACAGAGAATTAATGAAAATGTGGAGGAAACTTAATAGTGACAACGAAGCTATGTATTATACAAAATTGGTACAAGGATTTTTTAATACACCAAGTTTCTACACCAAAGAGGTTATGCAAAATGATTTGAATCATCTTGTTGACGAAATGGGTAAAACCAAATCTTTGTTTGTAGGTAGTAGAAATATCTTTAATAAAGAAATACAAGAAGATATCATATCTGTCCCTAGTGATGGATTTGTAATTCTTGAAGATGATGTTAAAGATTTCTTTATAGACCAAATGAAAGTTATGCTTGAAGATGGTGAGATTGACGATGCCAACTTTGATAACATGACAAGGATTCTTAAAGGAATTGAGGAAGAGGAGTAATGAGAAAGTATACATTTTATTTTATAATCGCAATATTGCTTTATAAATTATTTGATTTGATTGTAAGCTTATGAATATATACAAAGCTTCTATATCTATAGAAGCTGAAAATATAGAAGAGGCACGAGGAATGTTAGGGCAAATGATATTGGATGTTCCAGATCAGATTGCTCAACATTTGATTCAAACAATGGAAGGGTTTGAATATATAGAAAAACCTAGTGCAATCTTTGGAGATAGACATTTTGATTTGAATAGTAATGAAACAGTTTACGATGAAGATATTGAAGGTTTCTATTACGGAGAAGAAGAATGAAAGAAGCTATGTTAAGAAAAGCTTTTAAACATTTATCTATTGCAGCAAAAATAATTGTAACTTGGGATTTAGATGGGAACTTTGTTTCCCATCTTATGTCTGAATTAAACGAAACGGAGGAAGAGTGAGTAGCAGAGTATCACAAGGAGTGATGAAACTTGTCGATGAACTTGCCGAATGGTTCGGTGAAGAAATGATGAGGCTAGAAGAAAGAGATGTTCCTAATCCTGCTGGAAGAGAGCAGAGATTAAGAGAGCATACAGTCATTGCAAAATCAAATATTGCAATGCTTTTAGATGATATAAGAAGAGAGAGACAGAGTGGAAAAAAAAGACATAGATAAACTGTATGAAGAAACAGGAATTTATGCGTGGCATACAAACGAATTAAAACAAGACTATGCAGATATGACTGTTGAGTTTGGTTTTCCACCTATGACTGATGTTGAAGATGCTATTAAGCAGATTAACGAAGCATTGGAGAAAAGTGGTTTGGATTATCAAATGACTACTTGGACTATGCCACACATAGATAACTATGACGACATAGAGGGTTAAGTTGAAATCTTGTAGTAAGGAAGTGTAGACTAAAATAGTCGGCTTCCTTGCTGACAAGCCCTCCCATCAACGCCTATCTCTTCGGAGATAGGTGTATATAATAGGAATATGGAAGAGCCAAAGTTCAGCAAGTTGCTTGAAGAAGAGAAGCAAAAGACAAAAATTATAAAATTACCTCCTTTGCACGAGAATCAACAAACAGTTTCAGATTCAGAAGCCCGTTGGAAAATTCTTTGTGCAGGTAGGCGTTTTGGGAAAACAAGGCTCGGGGTTCAACTCTGTATAGAAACAGCAATGAAGGGAAAACGAGCCTGGTGGGTGGCACCTACTTTTTCTATTGCTCGTGTTGGTTGGCGAGACATAATGGCAGCAGGGTATGATCTTGGCGAATCGATGGGTGTTGATGTCAAAATGGGAGATATGACAGTTACATTCCCTAATGGTGGATTTATTGCTGTAAAATCTGCTGATAATCCTCAAAGATTAAGAGGTGAAGGCCTTGATTTCCTTGTTATGGATGAGGCTGCCTTTATTAAAGAAGAAACATGGACAGAAGTTCTTCGTCCAACCCTTACAGAAAGAAAAGGATCTGCATTATTTATTTCTACACCTCGTGGTATGAACAATTGGTTCTATCGTTTATGGCAAGATGCAGACGAAAGAGAAGATTGGGACAAATTTAAGTTCTCAACTGTAGATAATCCAAGTATTGACCCCGCAGAATTAGAATCTGCAAAGCAAGAAATCGGTTCATTAACTTATGCTCAAGAATATGAAGCAGAATTCGTTAATGAAGGTACCCAAATGTTCAAATCAGATTGGTTTAATTACTATCAACCTGCTGTTCGTGGAGCAAAAATAGATGGATTTACTTATGAATTCGATAATATGCCAAAATATGCGACTGTGGACCTGGCGACATCAACAAAACAAACTGCTGACTACACAGTTATGACAGCTTTTGCTCATGATTCAAGTGAAAATAAATTATTCGTTATAGATATGCTTAGAAAAAGAATGGAAGCACCGGATATCATTCCTTCTATGAAAAAATTTTACAAAAAAAATAATCTCGATTGGATTGGGATAGAAAGAGCAGGGTTCCAATTATCAATAATTCAATTTGCAAAGAGAGAAGGCCTTGTTGTTAGAGAATTAAAAGCAGATAAGGATAAACGCTCCAGAGCGACACCTTTGTCTGCTAAAATGGAAAGTGGTCAAGTGTTTTTCCCTGATGACCCGATGTGTGATTGGGTACATGAAGCAGAAAGAGAACTTTTAACTTTTCCTTTGGGAGCACATGACGACATAGTTGATACCCTTGCTTATGGAGTATTAAACTTAAATAAAAGAATAGGTTGGAAAGCGTTTTAAATGGCAGAAAATAAGTCGGTATACAGACGAGCTGTTGAATATTTACAGAGACCGCCCCAAAGAGTAATACAAGGTAGAAAAAGTTTAACTTTTAACCAGACATCAGGATTAGACGGCACTGTATTTGGATACAACACAGGCTCAGGATTTGTTCCTGAGAAAATGCTCAAAGAAATCGGAGACGGAACAGGAAACTCCGCAGTAGTTTCTTGTTTAAATGTTCTAGCTACCTCATTCGCAGAACCAAAAATCAAAGTTTGCAAATATGTAAAAGGTGATGTAGAAATTTTAGAAAATCACCCTGTACAAGAATTAATGGCAAGGCCTAATCCATACACATCAGGTTCCTTACTTGCTCATTACATTATCACAGCACTAAATGCTGAAGGTGATGCTTATTTATTTAAGAACAGGTCCAAGAATGGAAGAGTAGTTGAACTTATTCCTCTTATTCCAATGTATGTGAAGCCAAGAGGAAATGAAAAACAACTCATTACTCATTATGAATATTATGTAAAAGACAGCAACAAGGTAGATGGCAACGAATTCAAAGTAATACCTGCATCAGAGGTAGTTCACATAAGACAAGGAGTAGATCCTAATAATCACAGAAAAGGTTTTGCCCCATTAAAAGCTGTACTTAGAGAAATTTTAGGAGACGAAGCTGCAGGACAATATGCTGCCGCACTATTGCACAATATGGCAGTTCCAGGAGTTATTCTTTCTCCTAAAGATGACAGTATGGGTGGACCAAGCCAAGAAGAAGCTGAAGCAATTGCTCAGATTTATAAACAAAAATTTGGCGGGTCTAATAGAGGAGCACCAATGATACTTTCAGGTTCTATGGATGTGAAAGTTGTATCTTGGTCTCCTGAACAATTAAACCTTAATCAACTTAGGAGATTGCCAGAGGAAAGAGTTTCTGCTGTATTAGGTGTTCCTGCTATATTGGCAGGTTTAGGTGCAGGTCTAGAAGCTGCTACTTATAACAATACAAGAGAATTAAGAGAATTTTTTACAGAGCAAAAGCTCATTCCTTTATGGCAAACAGTTGCTAACGAGATTACTCATCAATTACTGTTATCAGACTTTACAGCCGATAAAAATATTCACTGCAAATACGATCTAGACGAAGTTAGAGCTTTAGATGTAGATAAAGGTGAACAATATAAGCGTATGCAAACAGGAGTTTCAGGTGGCTGGATTACAGTTGCTGAAGCAAGAAAAGCTGTTGGATTAGAAGTAGGACCTGAACACGAAGTGTTCTTAAGGCCTTTGAACTTAGAACCAACAAAACCTAAAGAGTACATGAACTTTGTTGATGATAGTGAAGAGACTGAAGAAGTTGTAGAAGAACTTGTTGATGAACCTTTGCTTACATACAGCACAGATGAAACAGTAGAAGAAAAAGATACTCTTACTACTGAATCTTATAATGTTGAGGTTACAAGAGAGGGGAACATAAAGCCAACCCCAACTCGTCTTGATAGACAAAGTAACAAAAAAGAGGATACTTCCGTACACAAAGAGGAAATTGAACATCTCGAAGATTAAGATGTTAAAATAAATAGTACAGACAACTAAGTTGATATGCAATACTACAGCGTATTAATATAGTAAGAGGTAATACAAGGAAAAAGGTGTATGGATAATAAAGAGATAAAAAGTTTTGAGCTCAATATCAAAGAAGAGGGCGATGACAAAGGAGCAGTCGAAGCTGTATTTTCAGTTTTCGGAAATGTAGATAGCGACGGGGATGTAGTTGTTCCTGGAGCTGTAAAATCAGGTTTTAAAGATACGCAAGTACCAATGGTGTTTGCTCATAAATGGGATCAGCCAATAGGTAAAGGTTCTATCATACAAGATGATGAGAAAGCTGTTTTCAAAGGTTCTTTCTTTATGGAGACAGAAGCAGGAAAAGAAGCATATAACTTAGTTAAATCAATGGGAGACTTACAACAATGGTCTTTTGGTTTTAGAGTTGATGATTCAGAAGTTGCACCTTTCAAGAAATCAGATGAGCCAGGCGACGAATATGATGTTCGCTACTTAAAAGAATTAACAGTTTACGAAGTATCCCCTGTGCTAGTTGGTGCAAACCAAGAAACATACACACTAGCTATCAAATCAGGCGAAGATACTATTTATGAGAAAACAGAAGAAAAGAAGTATGGCTCTTGTAATCATGAAGAAGATGGTTCATGTTATAAAGAAAGCAAAAAAGATTTAAAATCAGACCCTGAAGATGAAGAATGCTGCGGTGGAGATAGCTGTGGCGAAAAAGGATCTGATGAAGAGGTTTCCAATGAAAACGAATCCAGCGTGTCAGGAAGGCGTTTTTCGGAAGAAGTCAAAGATGTACTTGTTGCATTAGATGACTTAGTTGAAAGAGCAAAGGCTATAGGGTCTTTGCGTTCACAGGATGGTAGGAAATTGTCGGAGAAAGCTACGGAAGCTTTAAGAGCAGTTCAAGAAGACTTGAATGAGGCTTGGAACGAAATTGACGAAGTCATTGTCGAAGTTGGAACAATAACTGAGGCAGAAGAAGAAACTCCTGATACCGAAGAAGAAGTAGAAGTTGCAGAAACAGAAGAAGAAGTTGAAGCTCCTGAAGAAGTCGTTGAAGAAAGTACTGAGGTGGAAACACCTGAGGTTTCTGAAGACGAAGTCGTCGTGGAAGAAGAAGCTCCTTCTGAAGAAGAAGTAACAGAAGTTGAAACAGAAGTAGTAGAAGAAGAATCTTCTGAAGAAGAAGTTGTTGAAGACGAAGAGAATGATGAAATTGATGAAGTTATACTCGAGGCTCAACACATAGTCACTGAATCTCTTATAGCTGAAACCGAATTAGACGAAATATAAGCTACAGGTTTAGAAATTCTAAACCAGAAATAGGAGACAAATTAAAATGTCATCAGACATCAAAGACCTCCGTGAAAAGTTAGCTTCTAAAAGAGTTGAATTAAAAGAACTCTTTGAGTCAGTTGAAGACGGTAAATATACTGCTGAACAAAAGCAGGCTATTGCTGACAGAAACGAAGAACTCGCTGGATTAGTAGAGGAAGTACATTTAGCTTCCGCTAAAGCTAAGAATGAAAAAGCTATTGAAGCAGATTCAGCACCAGCAGAAGCATCTTTCCAATCGGAGAAAGTTCAACCACAATCAATTGGTGAGCAATTTGTTAACACAGACGCTTATAAGAACTATAAAAATAGTGGAGTTAAAGGCATTGACGGTAAAGTAAACTTTAGCCCGAATGAATTTAAAACTTCATTAACAACCACAGGTTATCCACCTGAGGTTTTGAGAGAGCCTGGCATATTAGAAACAGCTCTTAGAGATCCAAATGCAGTTATTGGACTATTCGACCAAATCGAATCAGACCAAAACGCTTATGCTTATCTCGAAGAAACAACCTTCACAAATAACGCAGCTGAAGCTGCTGAAGGTGCTGCTGTAGGCGAAGCTGCTCTTGCATTCACAGAAAGAACAGAAGCAATCAGAAAGATTGGTGTATTTTTACCAGTCACAGACGAATTGCTTGCTGATGTATCTGGTGTTCAAGGGTATGTTAACTCAAGACTTCAAACAATGCTTAAACTAAGATTAGATGGGCAATTAATTTCCGGTGACGGAACTGCTCCTAACTTAGAAGGTTTATTGGATGCTGGTAAGAGCTCAGTAGGTTCTTCAGACTTCAACAGTTACTCTGGTAACTTAGGAAGAATTGGAGCTATCTATAACGCAATTACTGACATCAGGGTAAACGCATTCACAGAGCCTGATACTATTGTTATGCACCCTAACGACTGGAATCAAGTCGTTACATCTGTAGGCGCAGACTTTGCTGGAACTTCTTCAGCAGGTTATGCAGAAAAGTCACCACTTTTCGTAGCCGCAGGCGGAATGGGCGCAGGACCAATGGCTCAAATCTGGGGTCTAAAAGTAGTTCCAACCACTGCAATCTCAAATAACACTGCGTTAGTTGGTAGATTCGGTGGTGGCGAATGTGCTCATGTTGTAATGAGACAAGGTATTGATCTTGCAATCACAGATAGTCATAGCGACTACTTTGTAAAGAATCAACTTGCTATCAGAGCAACAATGAGAGTTGGTTTCCCTGTTTATAGACAAGCAGGATTCCACAAAATAACAAATATGTAATCCATATATTGTTTGTATTTTTTGTGAGGGGTAGTAAACCTGCCCCTTACAAATTTAAGTAGTATAATTAGAATTAATTAAAGATTAAGAGGAAAAAATTTCATGGCAGAATTTACAAAAGTAGAAAAATCTATTTGGAAGTTAGCTGACGGTAAGATCTGGGAAGGTCCTATGTCAGAATTACCAAAGAGTAATGCTATTAACATTGCAAAAGCTGGAAAAGAATACCCTACAGCCTGGTTAAAAGAACAAGGTTGGGGAAAGAAAGCTCCTGCAAAGAAAAAAGCAGCTACAAAAAAAGCACCAGAAACTAAAGCAAAAAAACCAGCTGAAGATAAGTAGGTCCTAAATGGCACTCGCTACTTATAGTGATGTAGAAAGCGTGCTTGGTGTTGATCTAAGCACAACAGACCAAACAACTTGTACGAATTTATTAATTCCTACAGTCGAAGATGCTGTTGCTAACTATATTGGCTATAACCCTAATTATTCAGCATCTATAACAGAAAAGTTTGACGGAGATAAGACTGAAGATATTTTCTTGAGGCGTTCTCCTATTATTTCAATCACTTCAGTTACTGAAGATGGTAATGCTCTAACCGAAGGCAATAGTAACGATTATGTTTCTTATGCTAGTCTTGGACGACTCCGTAAAGTAGGTAGAGAAAAATGGTCTGCAGCTAAATTACAAAACATTACAGTTGTTTATAAAGCAGGATATTCAGACAGTGAAGGAACAGCAGAGGATGTTCCTAAAGATATGAAATATGTTGTAGCTAGAGCTGCAGGAAGACTTATGACTGCAGCATTATCATTAGGTTCACAACAAAGCACAGGTTCTGTAGGAACACATAGTGCAGATAGTACTAATGACTCACAATTTCAAATGGTTAAAAATGAATCTATCGGAGATTACCAAGTTTCTTATGAATCAGTACTAGAACAATTAAATGCTGATGTTTTGATACCTTCAGACCTTAAAATATTAAGTAAATACAAGAGACAATACTTCACTTCAGCAGGTATACTAGATTAATATGACAGAATTTAATTTCCCAGAGGGTACAAAAAGAGAAGATGCAGTTAACGAACTTATCGATGACGAGCAATTTAAAGAGATGGTTCTTAAACAATTCAACTATATGAGAATTAAGAAAATCAATCTTGTTCAGGATGCTGATGATATGGTTAATCTTTATCTTAAAATTTGTAAAGCCTTTGAAGAAGGTTCAGAAGACTAAAAAATGGCTCTTTATGAGTACAAATGTTCTAAACCTAAATGCGAACATTTGTTCGAAGTAAGACATTCAATACACGAAGACCCAATAATTAAGTGTGAAAAATGTGGTGCAAAATCACAAAGACAGATATCTTCTAGAATTTATATGTTTGGAACAGTAGGAGTTGATTGGAATACAGATCCATCCAAAGTTTCAGATTCTATGAAGGCTAAAGCTAAGAAAGCATCCAAGAAA